CAGAAGAGTGTAAAATCCCTACCAGAGGTAGAGGTGCCCTCAACCGAGGCCCTCGCTGAGATGTCATGGAGTGAGGTACATAACCTTGCGAATCGGGCATTCGGGGATGACTGAAAATTAAAAAGGAGATGAGAAAATGGCAAGAAACTATATTCGGACAATAACAGACATGGAGCGCTATTACTATGGCGCCGGAAACGCAATGGGTTACACGTACACAGGCAGTGAACTGCTGAAGGCAGACGCCCCGATGCTATCTACCACTGGAGGGACCTACCAAGCAATCTACGGACGCAAAGTTTGGTCACAGATGAACCAAGAGTTCAACGCCTTCAGCATCCTTCCCAAGAAGCCTTGGGACAGGTCAGGATGGCGAGTCATCACGGACAAGCCGAACTCTGGCGCAGTCCACGGTGGTGTTGCTGAGAACGCAACCCTGCCCGAGACGGTCAAGCCGGTCTTCGAGCACGTGGCCGCTAAGCCCAAGACTATCGCGCACACCTTCGATATGTCTGAGACAGCGATTTTCCTCGCTGACAAGGACGATGGCCTAGGCGACATTCGTCAGGTCCTCAAGGAAGAGATGGGTAAGCACCACGCTGAGATGGTCAACTTGATGCTAACTGCAGATGTTGACACAGTTGCTGGTAACAACTTTGAGTCGCTTGACAGGATTACTGTTGGCGCCATAACAGCAAGTGGAAACGCTGTTAACACTATGGACTTTGCAGGCGCAACAACGACTGCCTCTGGAGACTATGGTAACCTAACTGACGCAGACATCTACAGCATTGACAGGAACGCATCGACTAACCATTGGTCGGAGGCTGAGGTAAGCACATCTGGCGAGAAGGGTACTAACAGGACCCTGAGCCTAGACCATCTGGACGAACTATTCCAGAAGGTTTGGGTGCGCGGTGGCAATCCCAAGGTCATTCTGACAAAGTACGACACCCTGATGCGCCTGCAGCAACTATTGCAGAGCCAGCAGAGGTTCATGGAAGAGAAGAGGGTCACCCCCACCTACAACGGTGTGAAGGGTGTTCCGGGTATGGAGGCCGGGTTCATCGTGGCCACCTACAACGGTGTTCCCATCATCCCGTCCAAGGACGTGGTGGCTGATGGTATCGGCAGGATGTACTACCTAGACACTGACTATCTCTACTTCAGCACGGCGATACCGACCCAGTACTTCGAGTCAGGAATCGAGACTGGTGACCCGTTCGCCATCAACAGGTTGGGTCAGGAAGGACTCTACCGAACGATGGGAGAGGTTTGGACTACTTTCTTTGGAGGCCAAGGGAGCATACGCGACTTGTCGTGAGGAATGAGATTGAAAGGAGAAATGAGGTGAAAAAATTATGGCAACAGAATTAGTAGCAACAGCAGCAGGAAGCGCAGCAGTAACCCTAGTAGGGGCATGGGAACTCAGAGCGGGTTCACACGATACAGGAGAATGGCTTGACGGAGCATCAGATGTGAGTTATCCGGGCGGAGGTCCGGGCACTTTCCATCCATCTAACTCTGATGGAGCAACCGGATACGACCCGGCACCAAAGATGGCATTATTGGACGTAACATGCGACAGCGGCTCAGCAGCAGTCACACTATCTGGTGGAATATCATCTATCCTTATGGTGATGAGTTCCCAACAAGGTGGAACAGCAGCAGTATCTAAGGTAGCAAACAGTGGGCTTGTAATCACAATCACAGGCGCTAACGAATTGCACAATCTAATAGTGATGTATAACTGAGGTGGCTAGGCTGCCTCTAGTAGAGTTTTTGGGACCGGATTGGTTCAGGCGAGCGCCTGACAGTTCCGCCCCATTCTACAGGCTCTCCCCTAGGGAGGTCTCACAAGAATGGGTGGATGAGTGGAGAACGGCTCTTCCATTGTCCCATTGGAAACTCTCAGGTGATGAAGGTCTTTCATCCGATGCAGGCAATGACGGTCTTCCCGACGTACAATGGCGTAGGGCAGATATCACTGCTTGGTTGAATGAGCGAGATGTAGACATGGGTTTGGGATACAAGACAAAGAGTGCTTTGCTAGGAATGGTAGAGGAATATCTAAATCCCCCCGCCCCTGAGCCTGAGACAACCGAGCCCGAGCCCGAGCCCGAGGCAGAAGAAGAAACAGAATAGGAGTGATAGAATATGGCATTACTAGCAACATTAGCAATTGACCCAAGACCGACAGTATTTGGCAACAAAGCCGTGATAACAGGAACACTGACCGCCGCAGGTGCAACCAGTGGGCACATAGATTTCTCTGGCTTGCTTGCAAGCATAGACTCGTTTACGATTAACGGGACAGGGGGCACTGTACGAGCAGCAACAAGCGATGGTATTGATGGGTCTACAGTAAACTTAGGAGCAGTAGTTAGCGGCGCTGACTACAAGTTTATGGCTATAGGTAACCGCTCTTGATGGCGGTGACCCAGCATGGCAAAGAGCGTCACAATACTTGGGCCTTATTCGCCCCAATACTTTGTGAACAACATTGGCGCTATTCAAACCGCGATTAGCGATGCGATTGACACAGAAACCTGTGTATCCGCTGACCCAATCCAAGTGTTGGGTAATTTCTATATCATAGTGACAACGAGTTGATGGTGAGGGAGATGAATGACTTTCGAGTTGAAAACCCTCGATTTTGATGACATCTCTCGTGCTCAAAAAGAGAACGTAAGACTGGCCGAGTCCCTTGGGACCGGCTCGGTATTCAACACAGAGAGGCCGTTGGCTGGGGTGACCAGCGAGCAGCGACAGAGGAACACAGATATCAGTGACATACTCGATATAGGTGCAGGAACCCGTTGCAAGCATTGCGGCATGCTCCATTTTCTATGGAAGGCGAATTGCGGTGGTTGCAATAGGCCTATGGAGTACAACCTTGGCCACCGTAACGAGGGGGCGAGGCTCTAATGCCACAAGTGTTCAGTCCGGGTGAGCCAGAGACAAGGCCACTCAATCCAGATGCCGTTTTCTACACCACAGCACAGAAGGTCGCTGACTTACTTGACATAGGGCCACAAGAAGCAGTCCTAGTGTCATCAGACACGACTCTATCCACTATTGTTGGTGCTGCCAACGATGTCGCTAAGGTATACGTCACTGGTAGCGACTACAGGAATATAGGATTCTCAGTCGATGACACCATACTCATCTACAGCGATGCCGACCCGATGGGCATCACAGCAGTCATAACAGAGATATCCTCTACGATAAACGGTGTCGCTCTCGGCTTTATCAGTGAGGGTCTAGCAGTCACTAACTATCAAGCAGCCGATAATACATACGTCCAAAACCAAGCGTCCTTCACCAACGGTAAGACTCGAGGGCTCACCAAGGATAAGGTGGAGGCAATCATCAAGAGGATGCAAGACAGAATAGACAATTTGACTCATAATTCTTGGAGACCGTATTTGGTTACTGCAGAGTACATCAACTTCGATACCTACAAGCCATATCGTCGTCGGTACTACACTGATTACGTAGGTACGACTCCTCTTCTATTCCGTAACGTACAGCAGATTCTGAGACTCGAACTCTGGCAAGGGGCTGACTATCGAGAGATTGGTGCTGCTGAGGCTCGTCTCGAACTCCCCGGAGATGTAAGAGGCATCACTGGTTCCATAGTGTTGTCTCCGGGAAACGGAAGTTCGGCTATTTTGGCTCCGGGAACAGCAACGGGGCAATGGAGAGCGGATTTTGACAACGTCACATCTGCACAAAATTTAGTTGACCTCATCAACAAGGAGGACAGGGTGAGCAAGACAGCCGTGGACTTCTCTCCTGCGTTCACATTGGAGGGAAGCACATCTAATGTAGCAGTCCACAACGAGTTCCTAGCCTCTGCCAATTCGGACTATGGGACTGGTAAGGTGAAGATAACCAGTATGAGGGATACTAACGCTGGTGAGTCTGCTTCTATTGTCACTACTGATAGTAATATCGGCATAAGTCAAACCACTAATGGTAACGCCACTGTGAGTGGTGGAGTGTATAGCGTTTCTATCACAACTGGGGGGACTGGTTATTCTGCTGGGACAGTCAGCGTAACTGGTGGCACTGGTACTGATTATCAAGCAAGCGTGGGTGTATCTGATGGTGTGATTGATGATATCAATTCTACAGTAGCGGCTGGCTCCGATTACAAAGTAGGAGATGTCCTCACAGTTTCTGGTGGTAATGGAGATGCAACCTTGACTGTTGGAATAATAGACGCTGTCACTGAAACTACCATTTCTTGTGTGGATTCAAGTGCTCTCACTTATGCTGGAGTGGCATTGATTGGTAGTGAGGTCTTCAGTTACACAGGTAAGACTCTCACTTCACTGACTGGTTGCGTCAATGTGATAGGAACGCCATTGACCACATTGAATACTTATTCGGTCTCAGAAAATGATACAATTTCACAAAGTAAATTCAATATCGACCTTCAAGGCTCCAGCGGTGACAAGGGGAGACTGAGGGATTGGTGGTTAGACCCAGAGATGGGAATAATCTATTTCAATAATTCATATCCATTCTTCGAGTGGAACGCAATCAAGGTCGCTTATATCTATGGAGAGAGATACATAGAGAAGGGAATCGAAGACATCTGCACTAAGATGGTGGCTATCGACTTACTGATGAGCGATGACAGAAGCGTGCTCATACCAGAGGGTACGCAGAACGTGGACTTATCATCCAAGATTCAACTTTATAGGGCTGACATAGACAGGACTATTACTCGTTACGTGGAGGTGGTTTCCTTTGGTTGAGGATGCAGTTGATGAGACTAGAGGCGCAATCAAAGAGGCCTTCATCGCTGATACGTCGGCACAAGAGCAGATGCGGCAGTTCTTCACCACCAACCCACCTTCTTTGAGAGAAGCAAAAGAGACCGATGAACTCAGGAACTCGGGCTTGATGAAAAAAGAAGGCGTAATCATTAACATCAGTACTCAGCAGCCCGCTTCTTTCGAGGAAGCGAAGTTCGCTTTAGACGTTGTAGACGAGAGGATGCTTACCGAAGCCAATCCTCAGATGCGAGAATTAGGGTTCGAATATCTAGGGCAGAAGATAACGCCTATGTCGGAGGCTAGTAGATGACTGCAACTTGGCTAGAGGGAATTAACGCGGTCATAGATGTTCTAGATACTAATTGGAACAGAGGGAACACCAATAATTACAAGCCGGTAATCATAGACATTGCCGAAGTCGGAGCGGAGCGTGGGAAAAGATTGGACATGAAGAACCGTGATTATGTTCTGGTCTTCGAGACCGCACACAACGAAGAGACTCCAGAGATGCTCTACGACTTTGTCACGACTCGCATTAATATCACACTCGATTCTAGGACCATGAAGAGTCGCTCTCATATGCAGGATATGGAGAATGAGATTCGCAGATGCGTCCACACCAAGAGGAAAGGGGACGGAACTAACTTTGACAGGTTGGTCTTCAAGACTCGCACGGACTTGTCAGATAGGTCCAAGATGTTGTTCAGAACGACGTTTCAGATAGAAGTAGTTATCTTTGCGGAACTAATCCCATGATGTGATAGAGATGCCGCCGTCAACAGTCTACAAGGGAGATTTATCCGAAATTACCTTCGGTCATGAGTCGGGGCTCGTGCTTGCACACAACTACAATTCTGATGCAGACTTCACATTCTCAGGAAAGGCTGCTGGTCGTGACTTAATTGCAGATACCAGCATCATAGTGCTTGCTGGTGGGACTGCGGATACCCCGGTGGCTGCTGCGAAACTCGCGTACCCAGTGGGAATGCTAGTAGGTTCAAAGATAGTGTTCGATATAGCCAGTGGTGGTAATCTCAGCATAGATGATGATTACTCTCGTACAGGCAAGACCTTCACAATAGTCAAGCACGCTGTAGTTAATAGTGCTACTGAACTCACTATTAGCCCAGCATTGGCTGTGGACCACACTAACACACAGACATCACAGGCTGGTGACGTGATGCACATACTCCCATACAAGACTCCTACGATGGATGTCGGTATGGGTTTCCATGCCAATGCTGATTCTTCGGCAGAACGTGTTTTGACAGACCAGTTCGTGGGTTTGGTGGGCACAGTAGCCCTCCCTGAGACTAAAGTGGACTTGAAGAGGTTCCACGTAGTTGGGCTAGGACGCGATGTCGCTGTGCAGGTTCCGGGCAAGTTCATCAATACTGGGGGCTCCTTCGAGTGCAATATCCACAACGCTCGTTGGTTCTACTACGCTCTCGGTCATGAAGCGGTCAAGATGCCGATAATC